ATTGAGCCTCCGTGATCATGTCCTCGAGAACCGAGTCGAAAGGACAAAGAGGATATTCCATTCCTTCGGGAGTCCAATAAAAAACCTGGCCTTTGTAGTTTTCCCAACCACCAGCGATTTCAACCTCCTGAAGAACCGTGTCTGGATTGTATTGGTTGATCCAGATAATGTCTTGTTTTTTGATTGACTTCTTTTGAGTCATTCCCCAGTCATCATAAACCGCTATTTTTCCTGCGTGTTCTTCGTTGGATTCACCAACGAGACGACAATATCCAAAAGGTAGAAAATTGATCTCGACCTTTTGCATTAAAGCGTTGTAATTAATATGAGCAGCTATCCCGTTAAACGTCCCTTTTGATTTGACAATCTTTCGAAGGAACTTGTCGACTGTTAAGCCTTTGGAGTTTATCCTTGCTTTATAGAACTCAAGATCCTTGACTCCTCCTCCCATAACGAAACGAGAAAACAACCGCAGACAAGTTGTCGCAGTCCCAGAGTCGTTGACAATGTCCTCAACTCTTTGAGTGTAGCGATTATCGAAATCATAGTTCAAAATCCCGAGAGATTTATTCTCTGGATTGTAAGTTCTTTTTTCGATCTTGTTTGCGGTTGCTTTAACTTTTGCCATTATAAAAAAGTTTTTATCCTAGTTTGATGATAAAATCGATGAGATCCTTTTTTCTTGAGATATTTTTCGGAATTTCGACATTTTTATCGATCATCAATTGTCTTAATTGAGACACTTGTAAAACATTTAATTCGTCAAAAGTTGGAACCGTTGACTTTTCATCGGTTTTACTGTTAATCTCTTTCGACTCTTCTTTCCCTTCGTCGCTTTTGTTTGCGTCAGAATCTCCAGGTTTTCCAAGATCTTCAGTTCCTTTTGAAGCGTTTAAAAGTTGCTCTTCTTGAGCTTTATCGAACGCCTCCTCAACTTCTTGAAGGATAATGTCGAATGATTCTTTAGGCAACGCTCCGAAATCAATTGAAAGATGGTCCTCTTTCATGAATTCCCAAAAAGGCATCAAGGCTTCTTTTCTTGAATCATAGAGAGACTTTCCTTCCGTCTCCTTTCCTTCCGTTGCTTTCTCTTCGTCGAGTCCGCAGATTTCCCTCCAATTGTCAGGAACGGTTTTAAAATGTTTGATCAGTCCTGGAGATCTCTTCAAGGCCTTAATCATTAACTCGTCCGAAGATTGTTCTCCGACGTTTGCAAAGTCTGCGGATTGAAGCAGCTTTCCTTTTTTCAAAAAGAATTTCTTTTCCATTTTTTGTTCGATTTTTTCGATTATGTTTTCTCTTTTTAGTAGAAAAAAAAGATCTTCGATGCAGTCGCATTTTGCCGAAGTGTTGAGAGGTAGGCCTGTTAGGATCTTGTTTAATTTCGAAGCCTCTTTCCATTGAATAGATTGAGGATCTTGTCTCCATACGGATTTTAACGGCTCACTTGCTTTTACTCTTTCGATTAATTCTTCCATAAAAAAAGCGTGGAATTTGTTTCCACGCTTTAAAATTACAATTTTTTATTTAATTACAAAAGGCCGTCGACAATTGCTTTTGTTGTCGCGTAATCCGTGTCAAAGAATCCGTTCGGTAGTTTCGGCTCCTTGTTGGTTTTCGTCATGAATGTAATTTTAAACGCTCCTTGAGTATCTTGATCATTTGGATCTCTTTCAATCACGGTGATCTCAAGTCCCGTCGTTAATCCGTAAACCTCGAAGGCAGATTCTCCTGCGTCTCCTTTGAAATAATTCTCGGTTATGATTATGTATCGACCGTTTTTCCCTGCGTTTAGTTCCGCTTTTGTTTCGGGAGAAATATCGAATCCGATAACCTCGACGGAATGATCAAACATATTTTCATAGGCTTGTCCTATCATTGTGGCTTTTGGTTTGATCGAGTTATTTTTCCCGTCAATTTGAAATGCGGTCGCTCCAGAGTTTAGAAGAATATCCTCAATCGTTTCTCCGTCGGTTGCATACACCTTGTCTAGTAAATCGGTATAATTGATAATGATCGCTCGATCCCTGACTCCTGCTTGAAGTGGATTTGTACAAGATTTCGTAATGTTGGCCGATATTTTACCGCAAACCGTAACAAACGAGAGCCCATATCCAAAGGAGCGGAATTTAAACGAATACTTTTCCAATAGGGCAAAAGAAACGGCAAAACCGAAAACAATCGCAATGGAAAGAACTGGAGGGACTCCAGCAAAGGAAACGATCGCACTACCTAACAACAAGGAAAGGACGACGAACAAAATTGAGATAATTAAATTTAAAGTTTTCATCTTTATTTTTTAAAAGGTTTTGAAAAAAGAGGAGGATCCTTAAATCCTCCTCCGATTTTTTAGTATGCCATTTGGACCATTTCATCCTCGATCACTTTCGCGTCGATGTCGAATTGAAACTTTACATACACGGTGTCGTCGTCCTCCGAGAACCATACTTTATACTCAGACAAAGTCGACTCATCTTCCGTTCCGATTTGCAAATTATCTGGATTTGCCAAGATAACACGGTGAGGAATGTGGTACTTTGTTCCGTTGTTAAAATGAGCCTTAATCATACGATCCCAAAACTCATAACGAACGATTGTGATACCACCGCAAATAAGTTGAGTCATTCCGTTTTCCAATCTCTCTGTAGTGTAGGCAATGTTCGCTGCTTTCAACTCTTTTTGGTATTGGTCATACACGGATTTCGTCGCGATGTAGACAATTCCCTCCTGTTCCATCAATCGAGAGTCAGCCTCATAGCCCATGTTCTCCAAAGTTTTCATGACGATTCTGTTCGTCGTATCGGTTGCGTCAAATGCCTGAAGAGTATAATTCGCTTGACCGTTTTTCGCTGTAATTCCGGAAGAAACTGAAGTGATTCTTGCAGCGTTTGCTGTTCCGATTGTGAACAACTGTTTCCATATTCCGTCAATCTTATTGAAGAAAGCCAGGTCAGTTGTGTTCGTAATTACTCCGGCAGGTGAATCATTGAAATTCGCTGCGTCTGTATCGTTAAACCATCCGATTCTCAAAACCGTTTCTTTTAATTCAACCGTCAATAACTCCTCAATGTAGATCAAGAAATCCGTCGCAGTTAAATCAGCTTTCGCGATTCCGTTTTTCGTCCCCCAAATCCAGAAAGTTCCTTTCAAGTCGTTCCAGCAATATCCAATTTTATCAGAAACCGTTGCTGGTTCCCAAAGTTTTTGAGACATTGAAGTTTTGACCGTTCTCCCTTCCGTTTTGCAAAGTCCTGAACCGTTACCAAGTAAACTTGTGAAACGACCTAAAATTGCGATTTGTGTTTTTGCTTTGATTCCGTTAACCACGGTCATCAATTCTCCGACTGCCTGCGTACTGAACGCAGATTCGAATACGGCTGTTGCTGACGATTTTAACTCGTCACCGTTGAAATTTAATTCATTTGGATCAAAAAGTGCCATTTCTTATTTTGTTTTTTTGGTTTTTAATTCCTCTCTACGTTGCGCCAACGCCTCAACTTTTGAAGGTTCTCCTCCTGGAGTTCTTTTGAAAGAAGCCGTCGCAGCTGGAGGAACAAAAGACGACTTGTCTTTCGCTTTATACTGATTAACGACCGCCAGAACCTCGTTGTGTTCGTTCTCCATTTCTGCAATTACAGCGTTTTGTGCTTCTTTCTCCGATTTCAAAGCCGTGTTCTCAGCTTGTAATTCAGCGATTTTGTTCATCAAATCCGTGTACTCAACAGGATCACCGCTCGCAGCGATAATTTCTCCGATGATACCAGCTTCGGTAACAACGATTTGTGTTCCGTCGCTTAATACGTAAGTATCAGCTGGAGCAGCTTCGGTTCCTAACATAATAGGATCTCCGACCATAAGATCTGAGAAAGGAGTTTCTATTGTCCCTTGCTCAACATCTTCCACGATCGCCTTAATTTCACGACCGTTGACTTTCGCCATCGCTCTTTGAAAAAGGTTTAGTTTAACGTTTGACATATTTGTGTTTGAATTGATTACTTTTTTTTGATCGATAAACGCGACCGCTTTCAACTGTACTTTGTTGATTATCTCCGAAGCAAAACCCAAATTAATAAGATCCTCCTCCGAAAGTGAAGACTCCAAATTCATTAATGATTGGATCGCTTGTTTTGATGTTCCAGTAGATTTGACGTACATCGAAACGAGTCCTTTTTGAATCGGTTCCAAAACCGCTGCAGCCTCTTTCAAGTCGTTCGCGTTCGCGTTTTTGATCTCCGAGAATAAAGGATTATGGATCATGTATTGAGTTCCAGCAACCACTTTTCGGTTTTCCAACGGAACCGACAAATGTATCTTTGTAGCGATTGAGGCACAAAAACCGTCTGCGATTGTAACGACATTTTTCTTTGAGGCCAGATAATTTGCGATTTCGTCGCCTACCGAAACAAGTCCTCCTCCTGAATTAATCCATACGTTGATTATTTCACAATCTTTCAAAGGCTCGACTTGTGAAATAACGTCAACAAGTTCGACTCCTTTCTCAAGGATCGATCCGTCCTCTTTGTAGGAGTTTCCGATTTGACCGATAATATGAACGTTTCCAACCATAAAAAATGATTTATTTAAAATCTTGAATTTCAAAGGTATTTTTTTAAATTCGTCGTTTATTGAAAGAAAGTTGTCAATGACTATAAACGTGTTAGGACTTGGTGAAAGTCTAAAATATTACAAAGAGGACGGAAATATCTCGATCGGAGTCAACGATATTTACTCGAGAGTAAAAACAGATTTTGTTGTTTGCGTTGATCATCCTGAGGTTTTTTCTCCTGAACGACTCGAGACAATTCTCAAAACCGAGTGCAAAGGATTTTATTCTCAATTATTCGAGTGGCATCTTTATATGGTCGAAAACTTTCAAAAAATAGAATTCAATCGAGGACGAGGAATTCTTGACGGATTGGACTCAGATAGATTTTGTTATTCGAATTCATCTCCATACGTCGCCACGGTTTTGGCTTATAAGTTAGGAGCGAAAGAAATAATACTTCACGGAGTTGATTTCAAAACCCACAAACATTTCAAAGGGAATTCAAAGGATCGAGCGTTAAACGATTTTAAAAACCTCTCGATTGAACTTCAAAAGAGAGGAGTCGTTTTATACGTTGGGAATAAGTACTCGGAACTTTCTAAACTTTTACCAATTTACGACCACCAAAATACGTGATTTTATCTCCGAGTTTGGCCTCGTTATACTCTCGAATAAAAGTTTCCAACTCTTCGGAGGACCAATTGACGGAAGCAGCTGAATTCCGAAATTTCAATTCCATATCTTTTCGAATCATCGAGTAATGATGAAGAATACATTCCTCCGGATCCAACACAATTAAACTTCTCGAAGTGTTAACGGTCACGGCCGGATCGACCAGGACCGGATATTCTTTTAAAAATATTTCCGTATTTGGGTACATCTTATGAATAAACGGCATAAAATAATCCTCTAAAGGATCGAGCCTCCATTCTTTTGTTTTATAATAAGTAAACATTGAAGTAATGCAAAGGTCATAATTATAGGCCTCCATTATAATTTTACCATATTCAATATGCTCCTTTGAATAAACGTGATCACAAGCAGCAAGGATGAAGTGAGTTGATCCTTCTCTCTTTGCCTTTTGAATCATTTCGTTGTGCTTCGTTCTCTCGTTTTCGTTTGTTGTCTTTGAAATATCTGGACTGAACTTCAAAAAATTAACGGAAGGAAATCTCTTCTCGAGTTGAAACATTTCATCGATAATCTCGCAGCGTTTGTTTACGATTCTCCTTTGCCCTTTATTGGATCGAGTTTGAAAACAAACCGTAACTTGATCGACGTTATCAATCATTTTTTCAATCGATTCGACTAACTGATCAAACCCATCAAAATAGGTATAAAGTAAATGTAAATTCATTTTTTATTTTTTCGAAGTTTCTCCGCTGGAGATCCAATATAAACCCAGTTAGGAATTAAATGAGTCCTTTTTGTTACGGTTGTATTCATTCCGATCATACAATCTTCGGGAATTTTTATATGTTGATGGACAATCGAACCGATTCCCATATTCGTTCTTTCTCCAATTTCGCAATGTCCAGCAATTACAACGTGAGGAGAAAGCGTCACCTCGTCTCGAATCGTCGCGTCATGTCCAATATGAACACCTTTCATAATAAAACAATCCTTTCCTATCTCCGTGTGCTTATCAGTCCCCGCGTCAATCGTTACGTGTCCAGTGATAATCGTTCCTTTCTTTATTATGACCGAGAACAAAGACTCGGAATTCCAAAATTTTCTGTATTCGGCTTTGGCTCCTATAATACAATATGGACCGATCGAGACTCCGTCCTCAATTACAACCCCAGGAAATATGACAGCAGTCGGGTGAATATCAATCATTGAAAAAAGATTTGTAAAACTCCAAACTAATCGGATCAACCTTCGAACTCAAAAAGGAAAGATCTTTGTCTTTGTTTTTAAATTGCATTCCGTTGTGTCCGTTTCCTCCACAAAGTCCGAACCCGTGTTTTATTCCGATCGATATAACTCGACAAGGATCAACCGCGACTCCTTTCAATTGCTTCCATATAAACATATCGAGATAAACTTCCGAATCGTTCGGATATTGGATATCTGCCTTTGTACTTATCAAGGTATTCATCAAAGATGCTCGTCCTTCGTGTTCCAGCTTTCGAAACTCTCTCTTTCCGATATGATAATAAATCGTTGAATTTGTACCAAATATTTCGGGCTTACCGTTTAACTCCCAAAGAAAGAGCATCGTTTCGATGTAGTCCTCCGAATAGAAATCGTCATTCTCCATAATTAGAACAACGTCACACCCTTTTTTCTTGAGGGAATCGAAACCGAAGCGAATTCGAGGAGTCAGATCTGGAGCCTTTGAGGTTGCTTTGTAATTTACCAACTCAATAAAATCTGGCTTCACGGTTTGACGGTCAAGCATAAAGAATAAATGCTTCAAGAATTGAGGCCTGTCTCCTCGATCTGGAATAATTACACCGACAGCCATCCGTTCTTTACGCAATATTTTAAAACGTCTCCTTTCTTGAATCGAGAGAAATCTTTCGCTCCGAGAATTTCTCCGATAAATTGATCCGAGTTTTTATAATCTTTCGAGTATATTTTAACGAGAACCGCTCTCAAAGGATTTTTTTTCCAAAGAGGAGAACTCGAAACATATTGAAATTGACGATCAAACGAAAACCAATCAAGGAGAATAACTCTTCCGTCGATTACGGTCGCCACAACGTCAATTCCACTGATTGTTAAAAATACGGCTGATTGAGTCGGATTTAACTTCTTAAAAAATCGGAGTGGCCCTTTATACTTGAAATGAAGAATATCTCCGTTTGATAATGTTGATTTATCTTTTTGCATTTTGATTTGAATTTATTTTTTTAGTCGTTCGATTGTTCGATACACGGAACGATCGGAGATCCGAAAAACGTCAGCAGTGTCCGAAACAGCCTGTAAAGAATTAACTCCTTGAGATAATCTCAAGTTGTAAGCGTGATAAATCTTTCTCCATACGATTACATTAACCGAGATCAATCCAGCGTCAAGAAGTTGGTGCAATTCCCCCGAATCATACAATCGATCCAAAACCTCAATAGCTGTAACTTGCTTTTTTTCCTCTTTACTCATATAGCGTAAAAATACAAAAGTTTTTAATAATTCGCTCGATCAACTACGGAGGCCAAATTTCCCTGCGCTGAGTTTATATCCTCAACAAGGATTCGTCCAGGAGGTAAACTTTTCAAGGCCTGAATCATTTGAATTTGGAAATCAATTCGATCTTGAGTCGGTTGAGATACGGCAGAAGCAAACGAACCACCCGAAGCAAATTTCAAAACACCTCCATTTTGCATGAACGGAATTCCTCCTCCTCTGACGTTTAAGTTTGAAAGAGCAGAAATCATCCTTGAGGAATTCTTGTTTATAACGATGAACTTTTCATCCTTCTCGACCTCGACTTGTGTTCCGTCCTCAAAAACTCCTCTCGTGCCTCCTGAAGAATGTGAACGGCCTCCGAAGGTTCCTTCTTTTGCAACACCACCACGAGCAAAAGTCGGAGTCGGTTGAGATGCAATGAGAGCAATTTGAGCAGCCCCGAGAACTCCAGCGATCCCCGCCATAATAAACGAAGCAGGAGGAGGAGCAGCAAGTGCGTTCGCAACTCCGACCGCTGCGGCGATTGTTGCGTTAATTATTTGACTCGCTTTATTTTTCTTGAATTGCTCTTCTTTCAACGCTTTCTCCTTTGCGTTGTATTGAGAATCGAGCGCAGATTTTTGAGCGTCGAATTCAGCTTGAGTGATTAAAGCATTATCAAGTTGGTTTTGTAAAAACTCGGTTTTTGTATCATATTTTTCTTTCTCGTCGTTGAGTTCTTGTTGTATTTGATTAGAAGCAATTTGAAAGAGTGAGTCCGACAATTGCTGCGCAGCGTTGACCGAAGCCAGGGCCATATCTTTCTTTTGTTCAACGGTCCATTCATTTTGCTTCGAAGTTGTCTCCTTTGACTTCTCAAATGATTCTACTTGAATTTGAGCGATTGCGAGTTCAGTCTCTTTTGCGATTTTGATTTTCTCCTCTTTGGTCAAGTTTGCATTTTCCAACTCGAGAGCAGCGATCGTTTCAAGTTGTCGAATCTTTGCGAATTGAACGTCAGCCCATGCTGAGAATTCAGCTTCGGTTCCTTTGGCCTTTAGGAGATTAATCTGAGAGTCGATCAATTCAATTTCCGAAGCATTTCTTTTTGCTTGAGCGATCTTCTCTTTCTCTAATTGTTCGCTTTGATTTTGGAAAGCAATATCTCGAGCCTTCTTTTTTGCTTCATACTCAATATCGATTTGCTCCTTCTCTAGGGCTTCATTTTTCTTGAGTTGAGCAATTATGTCTTTTTTACCTTTCGCGTCCTCAATCTCTCTGCGGTATTGCTCCGTGATTCTTGAGATCTCCTCTTCCTTTGTTTTAATATCGAGAGAAGCGAGTTCTTGATTCTTTTCTCCTTCTAATCGGATCAACTCCTCGTTATTTCCTTCAGCGGTTGCGACTAGATATTCATACTTTGCGAGGATCCGTTTCTCTTCGTTGTCGTTTGAAAGCGTTATTCCATTCAATAACAAATCCGACATTCTTCTCTCGAGGGAAATTCGGTCGTCATAGGCTTTTTGAGATTCGGCTTTTCTCTTTTCATTTGAGTTTTTCGTCTCGTCAAGGATTGAGTTGTTTGTTTCGATCTCGAGATTTTTTCTCCTTGCTGAATAAAAAGTCTGATTGAAGATCAAATCGTCCTCAGCCTCAAGATGTTCCTTAATTTTGTCTTTTAACGCTTTTCGATCCTCTTCCGATTCCGCAAGTTTTGACTCTCTTCGTAATGATTCGACCGCTTTTCGATGTTCCTCGATTTGTTTCTTTTCGCTTTTGTTTGCATCGTCGAACGCCTTGAGTTTCATGTCTCCGATCTCTTTCGCTGACTTTCCTTCGAGTTCCGCTCGTTTAATAAACAAATCGGAAATTTCCTGGCCTCGTTGCGCTTGTTTGTCCATCATCGCGATTGTGTCCTCAATTGCTTGAGTATGAGCCTTTTGTGCTGCTACGGCTTCGGCTTTGACTGAATCGTTCCACATCTTCAAAGCAGCGACGATTCCGACAACTGCTCCTGCAACTAAAAACAAAGGATTTAAAAGGATCGCTTTTCCCAAAGAAATCAAAGAGGAACCCATATTTTTTAAACCTCCTAATGCTTCCTTGAAAGTCATCGACTTTGAGATCTGGGCCATTTGGCCCATCTTTTCCGAGACTCCAGCGAAATCAAGATTCTCAAGATCTCCTCGAATTAATCCGAAGTTGTTGGAAAGTTTCTCGAATCCAGTTCCCCCACTTTGAGCAGCTACGTTTTCATTGACCTCTTTAATTTTGTCGCCTAATATACCAGCTTGAGTTGAAAGTTCTTGATAACGTTCGGAGTCTGCGTCGAGTCCGACCATTTCTCCTTTCATCGCTTTGAGTTCTTTTTTCAACTCAGCAAGTGCGCCAGCATAGTTTCCGACGTTTCTCCCAAATTGACCATAAGACTCCTCCGTGTCCTTTAAGGAGTTATTCATCGCGTCAATATCAGCGATCAATTGCTGACCGATTTCGGACTTTCTCATTTCCTCCGACATTTGACCGAGAGCGATCTTTGCTGCAAGCATTTGATCTTTCATCTCGTTCATAGAACCCGAGTTCTTTTTATTGAGTCGGTCGTTTATCTCGATCGCTTTCGCGTTGTCGTTTAACTCCTTCGAGGTTTTACGAATTTCTTGAGATAGTTTCGCGTATTCGAGAGAACCTTGTTTCGATTCGTTTCGCATTAAAGTTTGTTTCACTTTAAGTTGATCGAGTTTCGCTGCTGCCTCTTCACCTGCTTTTTTTAGTTGAGCCACGTCGAGTTCAACTTTCAACAAAATTGTTTTATCCTCCATTTTTTATAGTCTTATTAATTCGCAAGGAGTCAACGCTCCCTTATAATTTTCAATTTTATTGAGATAAAAATGCCCGTTTATATTCAATTCTGGAATGTCCAAAAATATCGGAATCGTATGGTCCAACTCTTCAATGTCGATCGAGTTCAGTTTGCAGGGAATTTTTATTCCTTTCGTTCGATCAAGAATTCCCGAGAGAGCGTTATAAAATTGAGGGACTAATAAATCGAAACCAATAAACCGAGCGAAAGGAATCGAGGTCGTTTCCGCTACCGAATAAATCGAATCATCGAAAGTAATCGACACGGAAACGTTTTGAATTTCTAGCTGTAGAATTCTGTATGTCGGCTTTTGCCATTTAACGTTCTGATCGATTGCGTCAATCTTTGGAATATTATATCCGAGATATTTATTCGTCTGTTCCGTTGCTGTATGTCCAATTTGAACGACTGTTTTTTCCTTGTCAAAATTCTCGTTATCAATCAAGAAATAATGGTCCCCGAGTTGATCCTCGACTTTGTCCGACTCTTTGAAGCGCAGCCAATTTTTTTGAGCATAGGATCCGAACTTGAAAGTCATATTGAAAGAACGACGATCGACTTTTTTACTCCAATCTTTAGCGATTGGAATATTATCAACGAGATCTTGAAAGAGGTTGAATTTTACTTCTTTCGTAAAAGAGTTCGTTTGAATAATTATTCCTCGAAGGTTGAGAATATCCTTTAAAACGTCACGGACTTTCATTCGGAATATATCTCGGAATTTAATCGGAGATCCTGGGGAAAGAATATCTGTCGGTGTATGGGTAAAAACCGAAGAAAGAGCCTTGCATCGCATTGTTGTTTCGATATTCGAATGAGACGCAATGACGAAATCATGAGCGCAGTAGTAAGTATCGGAAGCCTCGAGAAGTATGTTTCCCGTTTCAACGTTGATTGAAAATTGAACCCAGTCGGAAGGAACTTTTCCAGACCAAACTTCGGAGGTAATTTCAGCAAGGACCACTCCGTCAGAACTTCTAACTATTCGAGTAACGATGTAAAAATCTCGAGTTTGATGAGTTTCGAGCATTCCATAATTTTCATTTCTGTCCCATCGACAATTCAAAAGAGAAGTTATCTTCAAAGATCCGATATGATCAACCGTCGGAGTGTATAAGTTATTTGTGAACTCGGGTTCGAATACGTTTTGAATAGGAAAGAATCTTTCGTAATTGACTCCTGAATTTTCCCCAACGATATGGAATCCAATTTGATAACCGTCAGCATAAGTCGGAGTGCTTGGAAAAGTTAATTTTCCTTTCGTCGCTTCTTGTGGTAAGTAGTCGGGACTAATCGAAAAACTGTCGGGAGTTAAAAACATATTTTGATGAATATCCGAATCGATATAATTTCCCGAGAAGGAGAATCCAATTCGATCAGAAAGTCGAGAGAAGAGTCCAGTCATTAAAGCACAAGGAATCATTTGTCTAACGTCAACCGAAGCTGAAGAGAAAAACGTGTCTATGTCCGACCTCCAATCAATCAAAGGATAAATATAATATTTCGACTTGTTTCTCGATCCAACAACCGACTGAGTGTCCCAAAGGAAAGGAACGTCATCTTCATAAAGTTCTCCGACGGTTAAGTCTCCGATTGCGTCGATTAGATCAATATTTCCCGAGACAATATTCAAATGAATATAGGAGCCATCAATCAACGTGATTTGTGCGTCTCCTTCCGATATACTCTCGACTCCGTTTTCTCTATACGTCGCGGTTAATTTGCGATAAGGCAGCATTGTGTTTGCTGTAATAACGTGAGCGAATTCCAAGTTTTGAACGTTCCGAGCCGTCAACGGTAACTTAAAAGTATTGGTGTATGATCCTTGTCGAGATTGTAAATCTCCGATATTGTTCGCCTGATAAGTGACAGCGATTTTTGTATCACTTGACAAGTCCATAATCTTTCCGTTGATAATCAATTCTCGGTTCATCGCTGCTGGTTAAAGATATAAGGCAAAGACAAAGTGACCTCGATTGTCGTTCGTATTTCGTCGGTATCGTATAGGCGGAAGGATCCTTTTTGAGGTCGAACGGTCATCCATTTGAGTCCTTCAGTTTCCCATGTTTCTGGGTTTGTCAACATTTCAACCGAAACGGAATTCAACATCGTTTTGATACCTTCGACATCTTCAATCTCGACCATTGCTCCGACAACTAACTTCGGAACAGCCTCGACTGACAAGTCAAATATCTGCCCTCGAGCCTCTTCAAGTTCTTCGATATACGGCTCAAAATCTCCTCCTCCTTCGGTATCAATCAGCTTTGTCTGAACCTTATGAAATAACCAATACTCACGACCTCCAGGAGTTGTGGTCCAAGTCACAAAGACAGGATTCTCTTTACATTGTCGGTCAATCTTGACGATCTTTTTTTCAGTTACTGTCATAAAACTTCGTGATTAATTATAAAAGTATCTTCCGTTGGTTTGAAAGGATTGAAAATTGTTCCGTCCGAATAACCTCCAGGAACTTCAATCGGAGACGATCCAACTGCGGAACCAGTTTCGAGCCAAACCTCCAAACGTTTAACCGCTGAAGTATATCCTTGTTTAAGCATTAAGCGATTAACGAAAAATCTTTGAGTCGTGTTTAAGTTGTCGGAAGTCAAATCAATTTCCGATCCGTTCAAATTCTTCGTGGATTCCTTTCTAATTATTTGATAATTGAGAAGATTGTCCGAATAGATAAACGATAAAGAGAATGGATATCCGACAAAATAAGTCGGTTTATCGAATACGCTCAAAAACTTTGCCCTCTCTTCTCGAGTATCGTCATACGTCGGAACATAAACGGCCATATTTGTTCCAAAGATCTCGAGAACTTGTTTCGCTGAATTGGTCCAGTATGCGATTCCTTCAGTCGGTCGGAATGGCAAAGCATTACCATTGTAGTTTTCTTTGAAGCGAACCGAGAATTTTCCTCCTTCACCGTTGATCGCTTTGTTAATTACGTTATAAAGGAATTGATCTTCGAACACGGCCTTCGTTCTCAGCCATTCATTTACGTTAATAGAAGCGATTCCTTGAGCGTCGATCTTGCTTCTCGAGGTTCCGACCGATTCATACACGTTCGAAGTTGTTCGGACGAGTATTTCCGTCTCAATAAAATAGTTTTTATAAGCATCAATATAATTAACAAAACCTCCGTAAATAGTCCCTGAAATCAATCCGTCGGTTATGATAATATTTCCTACAATTTGAGTAATTGTAAGGAGGTATTTTTGAGTGTTACTTGAATAATAGATTCGTTGACCGACCGCAACAAGTGAAGGAATGGCTCCATTCACCTTGATTCGAACCGTTGATCCTGGAGTCGTGAATTTATATTTTTGGATAACGGCTTGATCTTGTCTCTGTACCTTGAATTTAACTGGTTGGTGAACCGCGTTCCATTTGGATAAATGACCGTTAATCAGTCGCTCTGGCTTCTTTATTATTGACAAACTCATATATTAATCCTTTTAACTTCGGTCAAATACCTTTCACCGAATAAATTTAACAAATTTTCAATTCGAGACGGTGTTATAATTGTGTCGAAAATATTGTTTCCTCCTCCTCGTTGATAGAGCAGCGTCCCTTTTCTATGAATTGACCGAGCCATCATAAAAGAAAGTTGTTCGGAGGTCGGAGTTTTTCCGTTCGCCATTGCTCTGGCTTGGATTCCGTTCTTCTCAATCCAGGAATGAATTCTTTGTCGAAGAGTAACGGCTCCAGATTTTGCTCCAGATTTCGTTGGTCCACGTCCGTCGATCAATACTCGAATAAAAGGAGAAGCTGTTATCGTTAAACTCGTTTCGGTATATTCCGCCTCGATCGAATCAGCGAAACCTTTCGAGACGGCTTTCAATTCAGGGACAATCTTTTCCCCGAATTGCTTCAATATTTCTAAGTCGGTCATGATAGCAAAATACAAAATATTATAAACGCAAAAAGCGAACCGATAAAGATTCGCGCTTTCAAGAAATTCCCCCTCTTCTTGTTATACTTGACAATTCGCTCTGCGGTTCGAATTCTTCGATTTTGGCTTTTCTCCAAATCGTTCAAAACCTTTTGAGGATTTTTCATGTATCGATCGAGGATCCGATTTTGTTTTCTCAAGGACATACCGAAGGATATTCAGATGGAACAATCGAGCAAGGCATAATAACAGCGTCGACGTTTGCATCAAACAAATTCAAGGCTGGATAACATTCTCCGACGGTAAAAGATTTGATCGCGTCCGAGTTGTCGAGTTTTATCTGGAATTGTCTTTGAGCGTTCAAACATTTCTCCATTCGCGCTCTTCTTTGACTTGCGCTGTTATCAAGTTCGGATTTGTAAACAAACAAAAGAAGGCAGTTCCAAGTCATTTGAATTCCTCCACCTGCGACCGTTTTCGGAAGGTATCGAGGAGGATCCATATAAACGGCTGGAAAAATATCTTCGTCAGCTTCGACGTTTTGAAAGTCGCGTTCGGCATCAAGAAAGGAGAAAGAATCTCCGTTCGCGTCCATTTCTCCGACAATATCCTCAATTATATCCTGAATCATTGGTTCTTCTCTTTAAGTAATTCGCTGTAATTCTTCTCAAATTTAGAGGTTAAATTCAATTTAAACAATTTATTTAAGATTGTATTGTAATCAATCTCAAGAACCTCCTTGTATTTCCATGGCTTCCCCTGAGCAATTAGATCAATTGTATTGAATTCTCCAAGTTGGTTGAACATATCAATTCCAGCACGTTTTTGCTCGAATGAAACCTCAGATTTTAAAAGCGTTGATTCTCTCTCGAGTAAACTTGTAAGTTGATTTTTTATGTAATTAACTCCAGAGAATAGATCTTCCATAGGAATTCGAGAAAGCTGATCCTCAGTCTCTTTAATCGTTTCAAGGTCGAAAGGCTTTCCTGTTAAAATTGGCTGAACGTAGGGAGATAAAATCGACAAAGGATCCGATTCTTTTAACGCTTCGGTTGAAATTATTTTCTGTCCCCACGATTTTTCTCCGATTTCCGACGGAAGAACGACAACCGATTCTCCGATCAATAAAGTATTTGATTCCTCAATCGTCTCGAAAGGATTCTCTTTCAGAAATTCAATAAACTCCGACAAGGATTCGAGATTAAGGACGGAGGCTTCCATTTCGTTTAATCCAGTTAAAGCGTTGATTTGTTCGAACTCAGTCGAGGTTTGGTCCATTATAATTTTGTACTCTTCGAGAGTCAAATCGAGAAAGGACGTTTTGAGATTGAAAGTTTTAAGTTCAGATTTTAGTTGTATCATATTATTGAATTAATCTTGATGAAGGAGCAACCGATCGAGGAGCCAAAAAGAACCATTCGCGCATCATAAAAGCGTCGAGAAAGTCGGGTGAATCTCCGTTGAGATATGCTTTCATTTCGGACTTTGGAATCAGCGTCAGCTTTCCGTCAGTGTTCTTTCCCTTCTTGATTGCTTTACGTTCTTGGATCAAGGCCTCCTTGAGAGTTCGGTTCTCGTCGATCTTTCTTTCAGCTACTTCGGGAGGAATATAATAATCCCCTCTTTCGACCGAATCTCCAGATCTGTAATAGCATTGAGTTTTTAAGTTTGCATAGTTCTCTGGAATAGCTTTTCCGTTCTTGTCTCGCAGCGGTTTGATTGTAGAAGGGAAAGGTGTTCCCCCGTTCTTGAATTCTTTCGCTCCCGAGATAAATCCGTCAACGAATCCTCCGACACCGTCATTATCGAATAGAATCCTCGAGTTTGGAATTCGGTGTTTGATTGCGAGGTTCTTGATAGCGTCGACAACTTGCTTTCCGTCTGATTTTCCATAAACGATGAAGTCAATTATCTTTCGACCACTCCAGGCAAAGGCCACAAATTTATCGGATCCTTTCAAAGCAATATCAGCCGTGACACATCTTTCCCCGTCCTTGACGTGCTCATTCGTGAAAATATCCATGAATTTATAATAGTCATAGATGTCAATATCCGAAATCTTCACCTTCCAGTTTCCTTCGAGAAGCTGCGCTCGAATCTCCTTCGGTTGTGAGTTTAGATTTCCTAAATATTGAGGATTGATTCGGAGGAGTTCTTTATTATCGAAAATTGATCCTCCGATAAAAGTAACCGACTTCACAAAGTCTCGAGGATCAACTCCTCCTTGCTCGACTAAGGATTCGAGAGCGTGCCACCCTTTCTCGATGACCTCCTCTTTTGTATCTCCCCAGATATAGTTGTCGTTGTCAACCATAAAGAACCTGACAACTCCTTGACGTTCGGGAATAGGGAATCCAGTATCTTGATCGATCCACCAAGAAATAAACTCAGCCACCCAAGAGTCTGGATCAGGATTACAAGTTGCACGGACGTAAGGAGCAACACCGCACGTTGATCGATTTCTAGTCAATAGATAAAAGAACATTGTCTTTGAGAAGTGCGTCAACTCGTCAAAACCGATGAAAGGAATTTCCGCTCCTTGCCAGTCGAGTTTGTTCTTTTCGTATTGCATGTGAGCGAACTTTAATTTCATTGATCCGATTCCCCACTCCATAAAACTCTCTCGAGGAGTTGATCCTTGTATTTGTCCATAAAGTTTCTGAGAAGCGTCCCAGAGTCCTCCTTCGGCTCGGATCATTGGATAAGTTCTTCGGAAGATAACTCCTCCGAATCCTTCTCGGTTCAAATGTCTCAACGGCTCCAATAAAAGACAGAAGGTTTTTCCAACACCTGCAGCTCCTCCTCCGATAACAATATCAGCAGAAGAGGACAGGGCCATCATTTGATAACCTTCTTGAGGTCGGATCACTTTCATTAATCTCGTTTATTGTCGGGTAATTGAAAAACCGTCACCTGGAGTGGATTCTCTTTGTCTCCAGATAGTTCAAGTTTGTTTCCGTATTTCTTCGGGTACATAGTCGCAAGGTATTTGAGACGGGCATCGATCCTCAATTGATCGCGTTTAACTTTGACTGCTCCATAGAAAGGAGTTTTATCTTGAGTTTCGTCGTCAGCTATCTCGATAGTCTCCTCGAGATAAAGTTCTGCTCTCTTTTCGCGCGCACGCGCGTATTCGTCCGCTCTTTTAGCGTCATTATTGACAACCTCGTGAAAATCCGACCTCGCAAGTTTAACCTTCTTACACGCTCTCGTTAAGCTAAGTCCCTCATTTTCAATTACCTGAATCACTTTGTCAGTTTTTTCTTCTCGAAGAGGGACTTTCTTTTCCTTCGGAACTGCTTTCTTTCTCGGTGATTTTGGATTGTCGGTTTTCTTCGTTGTCATGGTCTGATTATTTTTCCGTTTTCTCGATCAACAAAAACAATTTTTCCTCGAGGCATTCTTTTTGTTTTTCGGCTTTGTCTGAGATTTATTTTTGTTTTGAACTGTCTTTCCTCTTCGGAGTTTGAAATCAAATCAATTGGATCTGGAATAAAAAAGAGACATTTTCCTGCTTGAGATTTGCTCATCTGAATTGGTTTTTGAATTTGAGTTTGTTTTTTCTTCGATCTCCTTTTCCGTATCGTTTTGGAGTTCCATAAAAGTTCTCAACTAATCGAGATGATTCTTTGATTGATTCATGAGTATTTTTTATGACGATTGTTTTTTCGACGGAGTCGAAATTTTTCAAAAGATTTTCATCAATTTCTCGTGCAAAGCTAATTAATTTATCTTTCGTCAAGTTTCGATCGTTTCCAATAACGAGGACGGGTTCTTTGTGAGCTGCGTCTTTATAGCTTTCAATCGAAATGAACTCAAAGGATTCGTTTGAGTATTCGAGAAGCGCATCTTTGAAGGCTTGATCTCCTCCAATTACTAGAATTCTTTTTTTACTCATCGCAATTTGTATAAGTCAAAATTTTATATCCTCCTTTTGATTCGAGGGTTTTTCTTCCGTTCCAGTATTTGATTTCTGTTCGATTACAAACGGGAAAAGATTCTTTTGCTTCTCCTTGAGGAACGTTTTCCAGGTCGATCGTTGTCGTGGTTGTTTCGCATTGTACGCATTTTTGACAAGAAAACAAAAGAGAAAGAATCCCAATTGTGGCAAGTAGATAAATTACTCCGAAATACATTCCTCTTCTATACGCTGAAGAAATCTCTCGTTTGTATAACTCGTCGATATACGATGAGAAATTCGGCTGAAGTTTTCGTTCCGTAAATTTCTCAAAGTTTGATTTTAATTCGTTTATTGATGTCTTTTCCATGCTTGATTATCATAAATTTGCTGAGTACTTCTTTCTATTTCCTTGAGTTCTTCCGTCAGTTTTTGGATCTCGGATTCGCATTCTTTGGTCAATCCGTTTTCCGTCGCTTCTCTCTTCAAATCTACTAATTTTTTACGAAGAGAAAAATATGTATGTTTTTGAGTCGGTTCGGTTGATCCTCCTTCGACTTTGTATTCTCCGTCTGGGAGTGGTAAAACGTTTCCAAAATTGCTTTCCATAAATAGTTTGATTTTAGATCCTCCTCCGTCCTTTTTATAATTCAAGTGTTTTTCCTTTGGGATAAATAGGACAATCAAAAGAACGATTGAAACTAACAAAAGGAAAATTGAAACGATTAGTAATGTGATAGCAAAATTTAACATGGCTTTTTATTTTGAATTAGTAATTTTCAAGGAATTCAAGTTCAGATCCAGTCCAAAGTTTCAAATGAAGATCAGTAAAATATTCGGCATTTTCATTTATCGTTTTGTCTGTTAAAGATAAGGTTCTTGTATTTCCGCTTTTAATATTTCTAAAAGATAATTTATTATGAACTCGATCAGTCATATTTTTTGCATCCACATTTTGTTGAATTTGCTCCAATTTCCATACGGATCCAAAGACAGAGTATTCTTCTTTACATGCTCCGATCTCGTTTCTGTTTTTATACTCGATTCCGTAATATTGAGCATAAATAATTTTAGCTTTCTCGTGAGCTGCTTTCCTTGTTTGTTTGTCTCCAGCGTTGAGATAGTCCTCAATTATATTCATGGCCTCGTCAAGGATCAAGCGAGTCATTTTCTTTCCGACTTTAATTTTCTCTTTCATCTTAATTTGCTTTGCGTTTCATAATAAATGTGACGTTTTTCTGTGAACGTCGAATCCAGGAACCAGTCTTTCTGCTCTCTGAATTCGTATTCTTGAGGATCTTCTTTCTCTTCCGTCGGTTCGATTGTAGCAACGTAAAAGAAATCGGTCAATAATACGGTCGCGACTGTCAAAGAAGCAAGTCCAACGATGATGAATAAATCTATTTTTTTCATAACGTCAACTCCTCCCCAGTCAATGCAAAGTAAAGGTTTTGTAGTTGGTGGACAAAGTGTAATTTAATCTCCATATTGTCTAATAAAAGAACATTAGCACTAATATCAATTGTTATAGTTGTAAAACCATTAAATACAGAAATATATCTATTAAATGTATTATCATATTCTTCGTCTTTCTCAAACCCAAACTTCAACAACCATTCTTCTGTTAGTGGTATTGGTTGGAAGTTATCTTGTATTGAATTTCCTAATTGTATACCATTTTCATCCTCAACTGTAAAATGAGTAGTAAATATTGATTTAACAATTCCTACCCTAATTCCTTTAAAATAATTCCCAATTCTCAATTCACTTGCTTTCATAACTTCAATTTTAAAGGAGGAGAAACTTGTCCTCCTCCTTTGGTTTTACTTTTTTTTGTAGTTATCGATAAAGGAGTCAATTCGGCCCATCACATTTGATTGGATTGCGCCTCTTTCCTCGATAAAAAACTCTTTCAACTTCTTTATGTTGGAATAGTGGACCGCTTCGGATCTGCCTAATTCGAAAAAAGTGACTCCTTTATTTTTCATAAAGGTTCGGACTTTTTTAACGAACTTTTTTTCAAACGGAGTCAGGTCGGACATTATTTAAAAATTACGGTCGTTAACTCCTCAATAGACGCAACTTCTTCCGAGATCAATTTCTCTGAAATCTCGTCGATTTTTTCTGCTGCTTCGACCGACTCCAGGAAACATCTAATTTCTCCAGATTTTGCCTCAAGGATCACCGAGAGTTCAATCTCGATCGGATTCGCTCCTTTGATTAAAGGAATGCAGATTTTGAACGACTCAGGCATATTTGACTCGACTGTCTGCTCGAAACTGTTCGAAGTGTTTCCTCTTCGATCGTCGGTCTGTTCCATCGCTTTGTTGATCTTTGCCTTTAAGTTTCTCAACGTATTGACAATTATCGCGTGGTCACCTTTTTGAGGGAAGATTGATCTCAAAAGTTTCAACTTGTTAGCAAGTTCGACGGGAGAATATGACTGACATGATGAATTAATTCCAAGATCCGTGAACTTTTCCGATAGTTGGATCTGCCCTTTTATTTGGTAGTGTTCACCATTTGAGTTCGTCTCGTTGATAACTAATTCAATCGATCTTTTATCGTAATCAACAAGCGCGTGAGATTCTAATTTATTAAAAGTCTCCTCTCTTCTTTGGAGCCATCTTCTAGGTGAGTCAATTGCTCCAGAGATAGTCACGTCCTTGTCGGCCTTTACGTCGTAAATTTTCCGAGAAGCAAGAATAACCTCTGGATTCATTGTTTTGATATGACTCATAATTACTCCAATGCTTTCGAAGGCTTTCGCGAATTCTTTCGCAGCTGATATTCCCTCTTTGTTTCCTTCGTTGTTTTCGTTCTCGTTACTCATTTCCTGCAATGTTTAAGGTTCTCATTCTTGTTTGTTTTTCTTCTTGTCGAAGAGGACGGAACTCAACACAAACTGCGTTGTCGTCGAAAATATACATCGTTCCAGATTCTTGATCGTCGATATAAAAAAGAATTCCAGTTCTTGTTTCTGATTTGTATTTGATCGCTTTTAAAAGTTCCGATTTTTCCTCGAGAGGAGTCGTCATTTCGACTTTCAATTCAGATAGAATTGCTTTCTTTTTTTGCTCGAGTTCCGAAATCAAGATACTAATCTCTGCGAGTTCGTGTTTCTTTTCTGTTTGCTCTTCTTGAGAAAGCTGCTTCGTGTAGGATTCGTTTGTCATTTTATAACAAATACCCTCGAGAACATCTTTCCGTTCTTGAAGCGGAAGCGCAGCGACCTTTTCATCATAATGATCTCCGACTTTAAATGATTGTTTTTCCATTGCTTTGATTTTTAAAATGGATTTTTACTAAAATTAACGACTTGCCCCGAAGTCGCCACGGTGGTTGGTATTCCGAACAATTGTTCAGTTTCTGTTTTGAACTCTCTTTCGTTTGAAACTTGATCCGACAAATGTATCAATACAATATTTTTAATTGAGGAGCGGTCCATTTTTGAAATTGTCTCGATCGTTGTTTGAAAACTCATGTGAGACTTGAATCTCCTTTTGTTTACATAATCGACTCCTTTCTTTTCTTGGATTGCTTCGACGATCTTCTCATCATAATTGGACTCAATAATTAAATGGTCAATATTTGGAATTGAGTATTTGAAAACAAAAGTATCAGTAACAAATAAAACTCGACCACATTCTTCGTGTTCAATCAAAAATGCGAGCGGTTCTTTTGCGTCGTGCTCAACCGATAACGCTGAAACTTGAAATCCTCCGATGTTTGTTTTCTGTCCGTGTTTGATTGAAACGTTTCCTCGATATTCGTCAATTTTCAAGGCTTCGAAGGTCCCTTTCGATGCAACGACCGGCACTCCGATTTGCATAACTTGAGAGATACTTCGAGCGTGGTCACCGTGTTCGTGAGTAACAACGCAGCCTTGAATCTTCATAAGATCAAAGTTCACCGCTTGTTTGATTTCCGAGAACTTGACACCGCACTCGATTAAAAGAGCGATGTCGGAAGCCTCAAGAATATAACAATTTCCAACGGATCCGGAAGAGATAACTTTCAGCTTCATTAAAAATTGAGTTGAGGTTCCATTCCAGCGTTCGGATTGTCTTTTGCTTGGTAAGTTCCATTTTCTTTTGCCTCTTCGATTTTTTCAGCTAAAGTTTTGGATCCTTTTTTTGTATCGGTTGCGATTACGTTCGGAATTTCCTCAACTGGTTTTTGTTTTCCTATCTCGATAGTCTTAAAACTATTCGGAACCTCTTCAAAGTTTACTGTTTGCGAAACCGTTTCGGCTTTTACTTCGGCTCTCATTACGTCGATTGGAGTCTCAATCTCTTTCAAGTTTCTTTCCTGCTCCTCAATTCCGATAATATGAGCGAAATGATCGTCTATTTTTTCCGAATCGATCGTGATTGAATTGTAAGCTGCTCGGGAAATTGTTTTGTATGCCATTTCGTCATACCACCCTTCGACCTTCTCCTTTTCCTGGGAGTTGTATTTCTTCTTTTCGCCACCCCAAAATTCTGGACTTGCATATTTCGGCTTTCTCTTTTCGATTTGAGCCTTGTTAAAAACTCGGATTTTATTCTTCTCTGGATTGTTAAAGAAGTTCAAATAATAGAATCCTCCGACAAGTTCTCCTCGATCAAACGAGTTAACGATTTCGAATTCATACGTCTCAATTTTATTCGTTGAGGATTTCTTTATCTCTTTGAAATTGTCGTTTTTATAAACGAGTTCAATGATTACATCATCTGGAATATCGAGTCCATATTTTTTGGCTTTTAATTCCATTCCTCGATAACCGATCAATGGAGTAATATCATAAAGCCCAGTTGAATTGTTTTTGTACGGAATCATGTTGATGTGATTCGATTGCAAAGGATCCAATCCAACGAGGGAAAGAGCGACGACATCTTGAGCCAGTTTCGGCATATTTACGTTGTTCCAATTCAAAGGAGTTTGATCTGCGTTCTGTCCTTTTTGAATTCTTTTGATTTCGGCCTCCTTCAAGGTTCGATCCAACTTGATAAAATAGTTCTGGATCAATCTTTTTTGAAACGAGGTGAGAGATAATTCTCCGACGTTTGAAGAGAATTCCTTCATTACTGCGACGGTGAACTTTTCACTCGCTGCTTTTTGAACCACCGCTGGTTGGTTTTGGTGTTCTGCGTTTTCTGCTTTTGTCATAAATTGCTTTTTTATTTGGTTTGTAAAGTGCTAATTTAATTAATTATTTCTAATTAGCTATAAAATTTTATATTATTTTATTAAAATATTCCTTTGATATCACCTAAAACAATGACGGTCATTCCTGTTTTTACTTCGACTTTCAATCCATTCGAGAACTGAAGATCTTTGTCAAGTTGACAAATAAAAAACCATCCGAATTTTACATAGAATCGAGGTGAGTTCTTTGAATAACCGTTCGAAAACTTAACAAGATCAAACTCTTTGTTTTTTCCGGTTTTCTTGTCAATAAGTCGAGAGGTTATCCAGGTTTTTGTTTCTCGAAATTCGAGGAATTTTTCTCCGGTCACCATAACTTCATACGGTTTTTTACTCAACGTCAAAGAAAGAACCTTCTTTCCTTTAGTCAATTCATATTCCTTCACTTCGGAAGGAGTCGGAGGAGTTTTGATTCCTCCGACATTTGTTCCTGTACATTCCATATTTTAAACGTTTACAATTTTCAATACATCTTCGTTTGGATCAACTATCAATGAAATGATCTGACAATCCGTCGGAGTCAATGTTGTCACCGATTCTCTTCCGTCAATAAATACGGGAGCCAAAATTCCAAAGTGATACTGAAAAGCGTTGATAATATCGAGTGAGGCATTGATTTTTAATTCAGTATTGAGGGAATTATATGGAACTCCGTCAACGGTACAAATGCACGCTTCAGTTTCTCCTCCGTTGATTTGTTCCTCAAACATTTTGAACTTAACGAGGTTGAATTTTGAATTGATTCGCGACTCAATCAAATTGATTTTAGCCTTGTTAAACTTATCGATTTGAATTTCTATTCGCTCAAGGTCTGCAAGTTCCTGAGAGAGCGTTCTTTGTTGCTCGTTTAGTTCGTTTGTACGCTTGTCAATGTTTTCGATTTGGCTTTTTATAGCGAGTTTCGAAACGACTTCATTTTTTCTCATCTCGAGTTCTTTGATCTTTTCTCGGATCTCGGATATTTCCTCCGAATGAATCTCGGGAATTTCGATCGCTTCAATTTCTTTTTGTAGGGAAATCATTTCTTGAGTCGGTTCGATTTGAATCGAAGGAGTTTCCGTTTCGGATTCTAATTTATCAGCCTCCGATTGTTTAGCGTCTCGAAGTTCGACGAACTCTTTTCTCTCTTCTTTAAACGAATCAATCTCTTTCGTTAATTCCTCGATTCTATTCTTGTTTGATAGTCCGTCCTTGTTGATTTGTTCGACCTTCTCAATTTTATCCTTGTTGAAATTCGCTCGAAGTTGCTCCTCAATTTCCGAAGCGTTATCCATTGAGCGTTTGCAAGTTGGACAGCAAGATTTTGACTCGTCCATCTCAAAAGACAAGGCCGAAACTTTTTGAAAGTCTGCTCTCAATGAAGCATTTTGAATTCCTAAAGTTGTAATGAGGCTTTGATTTTTTTCGATTTGATCGTCTCGGAATTTAATATCGTCGTTGAATCTTTGAACATCTCTTTTTAACGAGGAAATCTTTTCTTTTCGCTCCGACACTTTCGCGGTCAACTTCGAAGTTTGCTCTCGTCCTAATCGATCAAGTTCCTGCTCCTTCTCGAATTTTTGTCTTTGTATTGAAAGGACTTTGTCTTTTTGATCTTGGATTGATTTATTTACGTCGTCAATCTTTTCTGAACACGATTTGATCTCCTCCTCCAATTTATTTGATTCAGATTCTAATTCCTCCCAGTTCAAATTATCTGGTCGTTGTCGGTTGTTCTCGTCAAGTCTCGATGGAATCTGTTCGATTTCGTCCTTCAATCGTTTTTTCTTTACGGAAATGACTTTCTTTTCGTCCTCGATATTTTTTCCCGAGTTTATGATATTAATTAATTCTCCGAAGTCGTTTCCTGGAGTTGCTACTTTGTCAAATATCTCCGAGTTTGTTATCTCTTCAGTCATTTTTGAAAGGATTGCACGACGTTCTTTCCATTGCATTTTCTCGTTGAAAAAAGTCAGATTAGTTACGATCTTCGAAATTGATTCGTCGATAATCTCGGAAACTTTCTTTTTATAATCTCCAGCTGAAGTCGGTACGTCGTTCACAAAATAAGTTGTTTCGTGTCCTGTCATTTCCTCCGTCTCGGATCCTCTCTTCTTGGCCCACTTCTCTTTGTAAACTTTTGAGAGTTTGATCGATTCTCCATCGACTTCAATAACTCCAGTTACTTCGTGTTCTTGTTTTGGAATTGCTTTTCCTTGAGCGTCCAAAGTTTTCAAATCAAAATCCGATTGATCGAGAGAGTTTTTTCCGTAAAGAAGCCAGAAATAAGCGTCAGCGATTGTTGTTTTTCCTGCTCGATTCTTTCCGTGAATCTCAGTTTCTTTGGAGAAAGGAATAATAATTGATTTTTGTTTCTTGAAATTTCGGAGCGTCAACTCCTTTAAAACTACGTTTTTCATACTTTTTAAATTTGGTTTGTTTTGCAAATATAGGATAAAATTTTATATCTGTATCAATTATTTTAAATCTCCACCCATTTAGTTTTGTTTTCAATGCACTTTTCGATAATCAATCGAGAGAAGATATGCTCCGCGCAAGGAACCGACTTAAAAGATAATGATAAATCCTCCTTCTCGTTGCTTCGTTTTGTTTTTGCGTTGGTCCACAAATTTTCTGCTTCAATCTTTCGCTTTGCATATTCTTGTTTGGCTTTGGCCCATATCTCGTTTTTTATTTCTTGAGAGAATACTTCTCGGAAGTTTCGAGCGATCGAATTCGCTTCAGCCTCGTCTCCGTCCCATTTCCCAAGTTCCAAACATTCAAAATATTTCTCTTTTGCTGCTTGTTTGAATTGGATCTCTTTCTCGATCGCTTCGTTTTCCTCTCTCGAAAGGTTTTGAAAGTGTTTAATTTCCGCAATTAAAACAAGTTTACCAGTCCAATAAGTTTGAATAGGCTCTAGAAGTTCATCTCTCGTTAACGTCTGATAGGCTTTCTTTTCGATTTGAGAGTATCTGAACGCAAGTTGAACGTCTTGGATTGTTATATCATTAAAACGCTCGCATATCGCTTCAAAAGAAGCCTGCCATAATTCAACCGAAAGATTTTCGACTCTCAATCCGTAAAGAACCTGAGTAAATTTAATCAATAGAGCGATTGTCGCAGATTGATCGTCAGCGCACTTCGGTGAAGGTTGTAAAATCATCGGAGCCATTTTCATGACTTTCGCTTGAGACTTTGCTGTCAACTTGCTTTCCAATTGATTCCAGTACTTGTTGAGTGTAATTTGCAGTTTGTTCGTCTCTGCTGATTGATTGACTAATTCCATTTTTTGATAAGTTTAAATTGTTGAGCCATTCCGATTTGAAGCCTGACCAGCTTCTTTCAACGCAAACCCTAAGAATGGAATTCGGATCCGTTGATTTGTTTTTTTTGATCTCATTTAAAAACCCGTTGAGAGCCGTTTCCGTGTTGACCGCTTTTTTTGTTTTTCGAATCTTGAGCCATTCCTCGACGAGTTGAGGATCAAATCCAAATTTTAACAACGATTTTTTAAAATCAAATTTAAGCGAAGGAGGAACGACTGAAGTCAATGCCGTTTCTGTTTCTTTCGTTTCTGTTTCATCTTCTGTTTCTTTCTTTCTTTCAGGCGGCATCGCGCGGTCATCTGTCCGCGGTCCGCTGTCAATTGTTCGCGGTTCTGGGAATTTTGAATTCATTACCCTTAATCTTTGGCCGAAATCAACGATTTCAAGATACTGCTTTTCGTTGTCGGAATAAAGACGAATGATTCCGCACTCGTTACATTCCTTAAGCATTGAAATAATCTCCTCTTTCGATACTTCTCGAAGAGGAAAGAGAGCAGCTTTTAATAGTTTTGGAGACGCATAAAAACGACCATAATCATCTGCTTTCATGATTAATCTAGTGAAGAAAACTTCCGAAGGATAACTCAATAAGTCTATATTTTCCGAGAAGGTCCAGTCCCTTAATACTCTATTTGCCATAATTGTTAAAATTAAAATGCCCCATCAAAATTGTTACGCTTCTCACTTCGTAAAATTTCAACAGGGCAAATTAAAATGTCTTTAGATTGATATAATGTGAGAAGTCAATCCAAGAACAAAAGTAAATTATTTTTTAAATACCAAAACATTTTGATGAACCTTAACAAGTTTTTGTCCTGCTGAAAATTGTCGATCTGCCCTCATTGAAGCAGAAGCGATTGCATTCAAAAGGATTCCTTCATTGTAAAATTTTAATCCTGCCTTTTCAAATGCTCGGATCGTATCTGG